CGACATCAACAACGACCGTATGCCTTGCCGTATCGACGTTCTGTACGGCTTCAATACAATTCGCCCACAAATGGGCTGCCGTATCTGGGGCTAATCTGATTGGGGCTTCGGCCCCAATCTTCTTAACTTATTTTTAAGGAAATTATCATGGCACTCCCTAATGGTTCAGGTGGTTATCAAGTTGGCGACGGTAACGTCGGTGAAGCACAATTGTTTGTGCAAGGCGCTCCAACAGCTTTGACTGTTGACGTAACTTTGACCGCAGCTCAATTGGCAAATGGTTTGTTTACCAGCGACTCCGCTGCCGACATCACTGCAACTTTGCCTACCGTGGCTTTGTTGGAAGCTGATATTAGCAGCGCTGCCAAAGTGAACGCAGCTTTTGAGTTTGCAATTGTGGTTGTTGATGCTGCTTTCCAAGTCACTATTGCCGCAGGCACAGGCTGGACTTTGGTTGGAAATATGGTTGCGCTGGAAAGCACATCCGCTCGTTTCCTTGCCCGTAAAACCGGCGAAGGTACTTGGACTTTGTACCGTATTGCCTAAACCTAAATAGGGGCTTCGGCCCCTATTTTTAAAGGACACATCATGCCAAATACCAAGCCTGTAGGCGTCGCGTATAGCGACCCTGAACTGACCTCCGGCACAACGATTTCGGGCGCAATCATCGACAGCACGTCGAAGGTTTTGTCCAACATCGCCGACGGTTTTACCGCATCTCAACAAGGCGCGACTATTGCCACTACCAGCAACAGCGACGTTTTCATCATCGCCCCTGCGGCGGGGGTGCTGACTTCTGCTGTGTTTTCGGGCGTGGATGCGCTGGCTGCGAGCGATACCAACTACATCACGTTTTCCATCACCAATCTTGGGACTACGGGTTCCGGCACCGCCGTTATGCTGGCGGCCACCGACGCCAATACAACCAAGACTACTGGTGGAACTGCGCTGACGGCTAACGCCGCACGCACGCTGTCTCTCAGCGGTACTGCTGCCAATTTGGTGGTGGCTGCCGGTGATCGTCTGCGTATTCGTGCAGCCGCAACTGGCACGCTTGCTAACACGGTGACGTTCCCCGTCTACCGTCTTAACTTCAGCGCCGCGTAAACCAAACGGGGACTTCGGTCCCTGTTTTTAAATAATGAACATCTATCTAACACACCCTATTCATGGCGCTAAAGTAGCGACGATGGATCTTGAAGCAGAGGCAGATGAACAAAACGGCTGGGTTCGCTATAATCCAGACACGTCTTCTGAACCTGAAGAAGCGGCTCCCGTGAACGTGCTGGAAGTTAAGCGCCGTCGTAAAGTGATTACCCAAGAGGTCTAAGCATGGCTACGTACACCGCTGGCGATCAAATCAACCGAGCATTTCGACTGCTTGGCATTCTTGCCGAAGGTGAAACGCCGTCTGCTTCGATGTCCCAAGACGCCTTGATGGCGTTAAACCAGATGATCGATTCGTGGAATACCGAGCGCTTGTCGGTATTTTCTACACAAGATCAGATCTTTACTTGGCCTGCTGGTTTGATCAGCCGCACCCTTGGCCCAACTGGTGATTTCGTGGGCTTGCGCCCAATTTTGCTTGATGATGCTACGTACTTCAAAGCCAACAACGGCGTGTCTTACGGCATCAAGATGATCAACCAACAGCAATACAACGGTATTGCTGTTAAGACTGTCACGTCCACTTACCCACAAGTTATGTGGGTCAACATGACGTTCCCTGACATTGAGATATATCTCTACCCACGTCCCACTCAGGACTTGGAATTCCATTTTGTGTCGGTGCAAGAACTTGACAGGCCAGCAAACTTGTCCACAGTCTTGTACTACCCGCCAGGCTACTTGCGTGCGTTCACGTACAACTTGGCTATGGAAATCGCCCCTGAGTTTGGCGTTGAACCTAGCCCACAGGTCATGCGTATTGCCATGACCAGCAAGCGCGATCTGAAGCGCATCAACAACCCAGACGACGTGATGGCCTTGCCATACGCGCTGGTTGCCAACCGCCAGCGTTTCAACATCTATGCCGGTAACTATTGATGAAAACGCCAATCCTAGGCTCCAGCTACGTGGCACGCAGCGTCAACGCTGCGGACGCCAGGATGGTCAATTTGTTTCCCGAAATTGTGCCCGAGGCGGGAAAAGAACCTGCGTTCTTGAACCGCGCTCCGGGGCTTAATTTTCTTCAGACTGTAGGTCTTGGCCCTATTCGTGGCCTGTGGGCGTTTTCGTCTAGCGACAGCACAGCTTTTGTGGTATCGGGCACGCAGCTCTACAAAATCAACACCTCGTATGTAGCTACGTTAATTGGCAACGTCAGCGGCACTGGCCCTGTCAGCATGGCCGACAACGGCACTCAGTTGTTCATTGCTTGCAATGGCCCGAGCTTCATTTACAACAACACCACCAACGCCTTCGGCCCCATTACGGACCCTGACTTTCCCGGCGCTGTGACTGTGACGTATTTGGATGGCTATTTTGTGTTCAATGAACCAAACAGCCAGAAAATGTGGGTGACAGCTATTCTAGACGGCACGTCAATTGACCCGCTAGAGTTTGCCAGTACCGAAGGATCTCCGGACGGCTTGGTGGCTGTGATTTCCAACTTCCGCGAGGTCTGGGCCTTTGGCACTAACTCAATTGAGGTTTGGTCTGACACCGCCGCGCTGGACTTCCCTCTTGAGCGTATCCCCGGCGCGTTCAATGAGTTGGGGTGCGCTGCCCCCTACTCCATTGCCAAGATGGACAACAGTCTGTTTTGGCTTGGCCGCGACCGCCGTGGCCAAGGTATCGTTTACCGGGCCAATGGCTACGCTGGTCAGCGTGTCTCAACCCATGCTGTTGAGTGGCAGATTCAGCAGTACGCTGATCTGACGGACGCCATTGGGTACACCTACCAGCAAGACGGCCACAGCTTCTATGTGCTGATTTTCCCCACGGCCAACACCACATGGGTGTACGATGCCGCCACACAGGCTTGGCACGAACGTGCTGGCTGGGTCAATGGCGCGTTTACCCGTCACCGCAGCAACTGTCAGATGGCGTTTAACAACAAAGTCGTTGTGGGCGACTTTGAGAACGGCAACATTTATTCGTTTGACTTGGAAGACTACTCAGACAACGGGCAGATTCAAAAGTGGCTGCGGACTTGGCGTGCCTTGCCTACTGGGCAGAACAACCTCAAGCGCACCGCGCAGCACAGCCTTCAGCTCGACATTGAGGCGGGTACTGGGTTAAACCTTGGACAAGGCAGCGATCCTGAGATCATGCTGCGGTTTTCTGATGACGGCGGCCACACATGGTCCAACGAACATTGGTCCAAGATGGGCAAGATCGGCGAATACTACAAGCGGGTGTTCTGGCGTCGATTGGGCATGACCCTAAAACTGCGTGACCGCGTGTACGAGGTGTCCGGCACTGACCCTGTGAAAATCGCCATCATGGGCGCGGAACTGATCATAAGCCCGACAAATGCTTAACCCCATCATCACACCCCCACGGGTGCCCTTGGTGGACCCAAACACCGGCCTGATCAACAGGGCGTGGTACTTGTTTTTCTTGTCGCTGAACAACGTGGCAAATGCCGTTGTTGACGATCCAGTTGTCGGCCCCAGCCCAGAGTCTTTGATTGCTAGCTACGACGCTGCTTTGCAGACGCTGGCGCAAGAGGTGGAGACACAAGCAGGCTTTGGTGGCTTAGTGTCGCAGATCGCCGAGCAACAGAAGCAGATTGAAGCCTTGCAGTCGCAACCGGTAGTTGATACCACATCCATTACCGCCGCCATTAATGCCGCATCATCAGCGCCAGTTACTAAGACTGCTGACTTTACGGTTGCCGACAACGAGACTTGGATTATCAACAACAAGTCCGGCTCGACTTGCACGGTAACGCTGCCCACAGCGTCTGCATGGACGGGACGTGAGCTGACGTTTAAGAACTTGCAAGCTCAGACGCTAGTGTCGGCCTCAAGTAATGTTGTGCTGATCGATGGCACGGTTGCTGGCACGGCAATTCTCTTGGCAGTTGTGGGAAATTGGGCGACAATGGTGTCTGACGGCACCAATTGGATCATCATGCAACAGGCCGCAAACAACTGCCTCTTATTGGAGTAAACAATGGCTGTCACAGTAAAAGTCTTAGTACCGGCAAAGTTTGCCGAGAACACCCAAACAACCCAGTACACCGCCAATGGCGTGATCGCACTTATTGATAAGTTCACGGCCACTAACATTAGCGCGTCTGCGGCTACAATTTCCGTCAACTTGGTTACAGTTGCCGGTTCTGCCGGAAACACCAACTTGATTACCAAGACTAAAACGCTTCAGGCGTCTGAGGTGTACACCTTCCCCGAGCTGGTAGGGCAAGTGCTTGGCGTTGGCGACTCTATCAGTACAATTGCTGGAACAGCCAGCGTAATCAACATCCGCGTTTCTGGCCGCGAAGTGACATAAGGAGATCGAAATGGTCTGGAACGTAATCATCCCCGCCGCCGCAGCATTGATTGGTGGTCGTCAATCGGCTAAAGCTGCACAAAGTGCGGCTAACACTTCCGCATCAGCCTCGGACCGTGCTACTGAACTTCAACGTGAGATGTTTGAGCGCAACATCGAGTTGAATAAACCTTTTCGTGAAGCTGGTGTCAATGCACTGAACAAACTCATTCCGCTGACTGACTACAAAAACTTTGGCATGGATCAGTTTCAGCAAGACCCCGGCTATGCGTTTCGCATGTCTGAGGGGATGAAAGGTCTGGAGCGATCTGCTGCGGCCCGTGGTGGTTTGCTGTCGGGTGGTGCCCTCAAAAACATTCAGCGGTTTGGTCAAGACCTTGCATCGCAAGAATTTCAAAACGCTTTTAACCGATATGGCATCGAGAGAGAGCGTCGAATGGCCCCGTTGCAGTCGCTAGCTGGTGTTGGTCAAACCACATCGCAGCAACTGGGTGCAGCCGGTACAGGGTTTGCCAACACTGTGGGCAACATTGGCATGATGAATGCCATAAACCAAGGCAACGCAGGAATGACTCGTGCGTCAATCTACGGCGACACTACGAATCAACTTGCCAATTTGGCAGGTCGTTACTATGGCAGCTCGGGTGGTTCCCGCCTCCCGTTTGGCGGCGGTAGCGGAACATTTGGCGAAGGGGAATATTGATCATGGCGCTCGATTTCAATCTTCTTCGACCCGCAGGCGGCTCAAACCCTGTCAATGCGTTTTTTCAAGGTCAGCAGGCCACGATGGACCGCGAGCTGGCGCAGCAAAAGATGGCGCAAGATCAGGAGATGAACGCTCTCCGTCGTCAGCAGTTGACTGGTCAACTCCAGACACAGGAAGAAACTCGCGTTAAAAACAGAACTGCTGAAAAAACAGCAATGTTCCGTGAGCGTCTGCTTCGCGCACGTGATCCCAGCAGCGTCCGCGAACTGGTCAAGATGCAATACGCTGACCCCGATGTGGGTGCAGTGTTGTCGCAAGGTGGTTCGCTGGAGCAAGCATTGGCCGAGGTGCCTGACGATCCTGCCCAGTTCGAGCAGTACCGTCAGCAAGAGGCGATGGGCATGGCCGAGTGGATGAAGTCGCAGATGCCAAAAGTGGCGGGCAACGCTGTGTTCTTGCCCGGTGAAAACCGGTTCATCACACCACCCCGTGAGTTTGCACCTCCTGCACCTAGCGCGCCAGTTGCTGTCATGGGCGCGGACGGCAGACCGCAGTATGTAAGCCGTGAGCAAGCTATTGGCATGACGCCGTTTAGCCCTGCCTCTGTCAAGTTTATTGGGGGCGGAGGAGGCGCGGGGGGCGTTCGCGGCGGCGCTATGCCAAAAGCGCCCCCAGGGTATCGTTACACGCCTACTGGCGATTTAGAAGCTATCCCCGGTGGCCCAGTTGCAGCAAAACAAGGCGAAGCGCTGAATAAGCAAGAGACTGGCCGGGCACAAGCCACTGACATTCTTGACTCACTTGGCGACGCATACGCTGAACTTGACCGCATGAAGGCTATTCCTAGCCAACAACGCGGCGCGTTATCAAACGTGCTGTCTAGCGTTGCTGCTTCGCCAGTGGGTCAAGTGGCTGGGCGGGCGGCAGGCACAGAAGCTCAAACCCAACGCGATATTGCGTCTAGCGCCCGTTTGCAACTATTTGCAGCGGTAAAAAATGCAACGGGCATGTCATCGCAGCAGCTTAACTCTAACGTTGAATTTACAACATGGCTTAATTCGTTGACCGATCCTAGCCGTGGGATTGAGACAAACAGAGCTATCTTGGAAAACATGCGAAAGTTTATTGACAGCGGCGGCACATACACCGCTAAAAAAGGCGGCGGCGAAAAACCTGCGTCTGGTGGGCTTAGCGCAGCCGAACAAGCCGAGTTGGACCAGCTTCGTAAACGATTTGGAAAGTAATCCATGACACCTCGTGAAGAACTGGCAGCGCTGCGCCGTATGGCTGAACTGGAGGCAAAGGCTGCTGGTCAACCAACGCCTTCCGCGCCCTCTAAGCCAACAGCGCAAGCTAAAGAGCGCGGGTTTTTTGCAACTATTGGCGCGCCCATTAATGCAATGTCACAAGGGGTGATCAGTGGTGGCGGCAACGTCGTGCTTGGTGGCCAACGGCTGTTGGGGCAAGGTTTATCTGCCCTCGGCGCTACAGACACCGGCGCGTTTTTGCAAGAAGACGCTGCTCGACGCCTTGCCCAATCGCAGGCCACTGTTGCGCCATTCAAGCAAGAATTTCCTGTCTTTACTGGCGCTGGCGAGTTGGGCGGCGAAATTGTGGGCACTGGTCCTGTCGGCATGGCAATCGCCGCGCCGCTGAAAACAATTCCAGCAGCCGCACCGCTGGCGCAAGCTATCCGCACCGGTGGGTTTTCGAAAGGCAACCTAGCCACACGTGCTGCTGGCGGTGCAACTTTAGGCGGCGCATCTGCCGCAGTAATTAACCCTGACGAAGCTGAGACAGGCGCTTTAATTGGAGGCGCTATTCCACTTGCAGGGCGTGTTGTAAGCCCGGCGGCTGGATACGTTGGAGGCAAAATTGCAAACTTGCGGACCATGCCTCAAAACCGCGCCGCCAGCCTTGCTCAACAAGCTGCGGGTGGCGATCTTAAAGAAGTGGTCAACGCGCTGCGTAACGCACCGCCGGATGTAAGCGTTGCCCAAGTTCTTGCCCGATTTGAAAACCCCGCGCTTCAAGCCCTTGTAAAAGACTCTTTGGAATCTACTCCAGAAGGCGCTCAGTATTTGAACAAGCTGGGAACTATGACTGAAAAGCAAGCCGTTAACGAGCTTGGAAAAATTGTCGGTGGAACGACGGCTGCTGAAGCGCGGGCGGTTGCCGAACAGGCTAAATCAAACCTAAACACCATTACTACGCCGATGCGCGAAGCGTCGCTTGGCCGTGCCAACATTGGTAAGTATGTTGCAGATGAAGCGGCGGGCAGAGAAGCAAACGACCTTGCTGTTTTGATTGGTTCGGGTTCTGAAATTGATCCTGTTCGTTTTGTTGCCCAGGCGACCGGCGCTGAAAAAGCACTGCGGTCTGTTGGCATCAAACCACTAGAAGGCGCGCCGCTTGCCGATCAGATTGCGGGCATTTCGCAGAATAAAGCATATGCCATGAACGACCTGATTAAAGGCGCTGCGGACAATGTGGCTGAAGGCATCCGTCAGTGGACTGGCCGCAACGGCATTATCGATGCTGACGCGCTTGAGGCCATTCGTAAAAACGCTGTTGACGCCGCAATTGCAAGGTTGCGCCCCGGCGCGGATGCTACGACTCAGCGTAACGCCGCAGCAGGCGTCATGGCCAAAATTAAACCGTTAATTGATAAAGCAATTGAAGACGCAGGCGGCACTGGCTGGCGCGATTATCTTGCTACGCACGCCAAGGGGATGCAAAAAATTGCCGAAAAGAAGCTGACCGGCGAAGCCCTTACTTTGTATAAAAACAACAAAGACGAGTTTGTGCGGTTGGTGCAAAACGAATCGCCCGAAACTGTGGAAAAGTTCCTTGGCCCAGGCCGGTATAACATTGCAGTTGAGTTGGCCGACAGCACAATGGATACGCTACGCAGACAAGCAACGGGGCATTTGGACCGCGTTGCGGCCAGCAAGCAGGCCACCGAAGGACAAAAAGCATTGGCCACTTTGGTGTCGCAGAACACATCAATGGTTCGTTTTCCATCCCTTATCAACGCATGGGCTGCTGCGGGTAACAAAACAATCAGTGAGCTGGAAAAGCGGTTGGGCGCTAAAACAACAAAAACATTGTCGGACGCTATGCAGAACCCCCAAACTGCTGCGGATTTGTTGGCATCGTTGCCCGCATCTGAACGAAATAAAATTGTTCAGTTGCTCAACAACCCAACCATGTTGGGTCTCAAAGGCGCTGCCATTATCCGCGCCGCTGCGATGCCTGCCGCACCCACAAACGCGCTTGCACCCGAATCCGAAAACCGTAACGCATTGGTGAAGTAATGAACACACCTGAAATCGACCCAGTAAAGTACGGCGTTCTTTGGCAGAAGGTCCAAGACTATGAGCGCCGGTTTGACGACATGAGCGTCAAGATCGACAAGATGGAAGTGTCGATTGAAAAGCTCGTTGCAATGGCTAACCAAGGTCGAGGCGGCTTCTGGGCGGGTATGGCATTTGTGTCGTTCTTCTCCAGCGCCGTGGGGTTTACGCTCAGTTGGATCAAGGGGCACTGACATGTTGGCGGAGCTTGCCGCTGCCAACGCCGCCTTTGCGGTAATCAAAGGTGCTCTGGCCAACGGCAAGGAGCTGTCAGCGCTTGGCTCTCGGGTATTTGACTACTTTGACAACGAAGCAGCCATCCAAGAAAAACTGACCAAGAGTGGCGGCGGTTCCGATTCCGCAGAGTTTGCGGCAATGGAGCAACTGCGGCAACAAAAAGAACATTTGCGCGAGTCGATGGTTTACGCTGGTCGTCCAGGTCTTTGGGACGACTGGGTCAAGTTTCAAGCCGCAGCAGCAAGACGAAGGCGTGAGCAAAAAGAAGCCGCTGCCCGTGAAAAGGCCCGTAGAGCAAAACGGCTTGCCGACTTGACAGAGTACATTGCTATCGGGATGGCGGGCATTGTGCTGGCTGCGCTAATGGTTGGCGGCATCGTTTTGTACGTCAAACACTTGCGATGAGCGACGAGAAGCTGAACGCCAACTCCACACTCGACAAAGTGCTCGGGTATGTGGACTCGCCGTTCAAGCTGTTTGCCATTCTTGTGATGGGCATCGTGGCGTTCTCCGGCTACTTCTTGTGGCAAAACCAAGAGTTTATGCGGGACGCCTACAAGGAGTCAAAGAAGCTGCCCGAAATCAACACAGCCAGAGCTGACGAGGCCAGCGCCATGCTGTTCAAAAAAACTGGCGCGGTCGTGGTGGCGGTGTTCAAGGTCAACCCGCTGTTCGGTAGCCGGGTGCTGTACAAAGCCTATACCAAGGACGGGCGTGATAAAAGCATTGAAGACATTGACGTGGGGCTGTTCAGCCAGAACGCAGCCAACAATGCTGACGTCATCAAGCTGATGACCAACGAAATCCCTTGTAGTGAGTACCGCTACGCTCAGTCAGAAGTTGGGCTGTGGTACATCGAGAAGGGCGTAGGGTACACCTGCCGGGTCAGCGTTCCGCCCGATAACCACCGCTTTGTTGGCCAGATCACCGTGGGGTGGACGCAGCAACCCGAGAACCTTGAGCAAGTAAAATTCATGCTGGAAATCGCCAGCGCTATGTTGACCAAAAGGGGAAATTAAATGGATTGGCTTAAACAAATCGCACCAACTATCGCCACCGCAATGGGTGGCCCTCTGGCTGGCATGGCTGTATCGGCCATCTCCAAAGCCATCGGTGTAGATGAAGCAAAGGTGGGCGACCTGATCGCCAACAACAAGCTGTCAGCCGAACAGATCGCACAAGTTAAGCTGGCCGAGATTGAGCTGCAAAAGCAGGCGCAAGAGCTGGGGTTGAACTTTGAAAAGCTGGAGGTTGAAGACCGCAAGTCAGCGCGCGAGATGCAAGCCACCACCCGAAGCCTGATGCCGCCCGTCCTCGCTGGCGCTGTGACCATTGGCTTCTTTGGCATCATGGTCATGATGTTCTTTAACCAAATTGACAGTAACAACCCCGCCATCTTGATGATGCTGGGCAGCTTGGGCACAGCGTGGACGGGCATCATCGCCTACTACTTCGGCTCTAGCGCAGGGTCGCAGGCCAAGACCGATTTACTTTCTAAAGCACCGGCAATCAAATGACAAACTTAACACCACACTTCACCCTTGAAGAGTTGACAGCCTCTGAGACAGCCGAGCGCAACGGCTGGGACAACAGCCCCAACGACGCTGAACTGGCCAACCTCACACGCTTGGCGGACCTGCTAGAGCAGGTCAAGGTGGTGCTGGGCGGCAAGCCCATCATGATCAGCTCGGGCTTGCGGACCAAGAAGGTCAACGATGCCGTGGGCAGCAAGGACACCAGCCAACGCCGGCTCGGCTGCGCTGCTGATTTTCGCGTGCCCGGTATGACGCCAGACCAAGTGGTCAGGGCGCTGGTCATTAGCAGCATCAACTACGACCAAGTGATCTCCGAGTTTGGCCGTTGGGTCCACATCAGCGTACCCAACACTGTTGACACGGCTGCCCGTAGGCAGGCGCTGACTATTGATAAAGCTGGCACCCGCGCATTTAGTTAATGTCATAAGCGCGTAATACTGCGCGATTTCAATACGTCCATGATTAAGCGTGTTGATATTCGCAAACAGTCTGTGCAAGACAAGTTGTCGGCACTTCAAGAGCTATGCCTGCCGTATGACAAAC